ATCTGTGTCAGTTAAGAAATTGTTCACTCTGTAACCTTGAGGAACCATTCCCATAGAAACGATTGCGTTGATATCATTATCAGCAGTTCCAACTCTACCTTGAGACTTCATCAATCTCTCAGCTGTAAATTGAAGCTCAGAAGGAACGATCATTTTCACTCCTCTTGCAGCAATTTTAAGACCTCTTTCGTCAGTCATTGCAGCGATGTCAATTAAAGACTGCTCCAATGAAGTTTCGTTAAGGTCAGCTTGAGTTGCTAAAGTGTTAGCTACCGTACCTGCGATTGTTGGGTGGTTTAGATTAAATAATGAAACACCATCACCTGAATCGAAAGCATCGTTAGTTGGTAAACCGTTAATTAACGGTGCAACTGCTTTAACTTGTTTTGTGTTCGCCATAGATCTAGCTAATGCTTTCGTGTATCTACTAGCAAGTCTGTCATACAAGTTATCTTCAATCGCTTCTTCAGTGATTGAAAACGCTAAAGCTACAGTCTCGTGAGTGTATCTAGCAGTGTAAGTCTCTTGAGCATTGTCAAAAGTCACGCCAGCACCTTCAGACTTAGTCTGTGCTTGAGCAAAACCTGATAACATAACTTCTTCTTCAAACGCTCTGTCTGAAGATTCAGTTGTGTAGATCTCAGCATGCTGATTCTCATAACGTTTATATTCCAGGCCAAATAAAGCATTCAAACCTGGCTCTAGTTCTTTAACTAGTTGTCCTCGTGATATCGCCATAATTTATCTCCTTTATTAGATACCTGTTGTTGATTTTAAGAAGTGCTCATTAATCGAAACAACCATGTTTACATTAGCAGAGCTAATGTCACTGTTGTCTGGATCTTTTGAGAACCCTAACAATCTCAACTGTGCAGCTGTTGATACACCAGAAGCTTCGTTCAGTTCTACTTTAGAAACGTAGTTAGCTGAATCACCTGCAGTGTATTCAATGTCATAGTTGAAAAATACAGACGCTTGTGTAGTTGCGTTTGTACCGTTAGATTGTATTTCGAACCTTTCATAAGGATCGTCAGCCACAAAAGCAACCGTGTCACTTGCATTTACTTGCGAGTAATGGTTTGCCCATGTAGGTTTTTTAGTTGTAGGATCAGTATAGAATACACCGTTTAATGAACCTAATAGTGTGCTTCCTGCAGCCGCTACATCTATTGTTCCTGCCGCAGTTGCTTTAACTGGGTCATTATAATAGATAGTAGAGCTATCATTAGCAGCAATACTATATTCACTTAAACCTTGGTTGTCTCTATTTTGACCTACTTTTCCAATCGGTCTTAGACCGAATGCAGCATCTTTATTTGCCATAGTAGTTGTCCTCCTTAGACATTGTTTAGTTTAAGTGTACTCTGTTGGTTTTGGAAATCTGTAATTAGGATTTCTTAGTACCACCAAAAGTTACACGAGTTTGTCTATCAATATTGATAGGCATACTTGGGTGCTGCTCCTTCATAAGATCGTTGTCTACTGCCTCAACGTTTTCCTGAGCTTGTTTTTTATAATAGTCAGAACGTTGTTTTGCGATCTCTTCCGGTACCCTTGCCAGCACAAGGCCACCAACTCCGATCACTCCCTTGTATTTTCCGTCTTCTACAATTGGATAATCAGCATCTGGATATTCATCAGATCTAACTAATTCGTATCCTGATCTTATTCTTCCTGCGACATTTTTAGTATCTTGGAAGCCTAAGCTTTCTGCTCTAATCCATCTATGTACAAAACCTGTTGGAGCAGGGGGTGCATCTAAAGATGATGGTGGAGTCCAAACCTTTGGTTTAGAAGTTTTTTCTCTAGTTTGACTCGCACGCGAGGTTCTTTTATCGTTATCGTTATCGTTTTCCATATGCTTATACCTCCTTCGTGATTTTTAGTTGTTTCGCATATTCTTCAAGTGGCACACCTAATTTTTTAGCTATTGCGACTTGTGATGGTGTGAGCCTCACAGTTCTGCGACCAGTATTTGTACTTCGCTTCGCACTAGCTACTGTTTGTACGGGTTTGGTCGATCCTTCCCCTAAATTAGATCTAGTTGTATCAAATTTGTGGGGGAATTCAAGTCTTATTCTCTTATCTATTTCAGAATAATACTCGTCAGATTGTGGGTCATAACCTTCTTGTTCTGTTAACTTTTTATGTAGATCAAACGCAGTATACGTCATAGCCGTATCTTGACCAAACCAAGTATTTTTAGCTGCCCATTGTTCAGCCTTTGGATCTGGTGTTGGATCTGCTTGTCTTTGTCTATTTAAGTTAATTTCAGGTTGTTTGATCTCTTTAGCTTTACTAGCATTGAGGTCTTCTTGAGCTGCTTTAGTTTCAGCAAATTTAGCTTGTTTATATCCATACTCTCAGATCAAAGCTCGTGCTTCAACTTCAGCATTAAT